CAGAAGCCAATATTGGTGAAGCTATGATTCCTTCAATTGATCAATTTTATACTGGGTATTATGTTTTGGATGGAATGAAATTAACTTTTAGTAGAGTAAGTGAAGGACCATCCAAAGTTCCGCCAGATGTACCAGAAGCACAGGGTGACCAAACGCCAAAGCCTGATTTTAAGCAAACTTTTATTTTAAGAAGGCGTGAATGGCCGGCACCGTAAATATATACTAAGTAATGTTATACGCTAATCAAATAACCAAAGGTTTTCAAACCTATTCGCAACCAAGAACGCCTGCAAACAGCAGTAAATTTCTTGTGCATGAAGATCCTACATATGTAGGATTTCAATGGCGTATTTTAAGTACCGCTGACTTTACAAGAGGGTCGGGATCTTATGATCTTGATTACTATCCGCAAGGTCTCTTCTTAGCTGATGATGATCCTGATTCCGCAGTAAACTATTTTGTAAGAACTTCTCAAATAACAAGGGCTCAAATGATGAGAGAGTTTAGAGATGGCTTTTTACAAATTTTAAAGAAAGCACCGTGGTACTTTACAAAGATCACTGGCCTTGAAGAAATGTGGAAACTTGAAGCTGGCAATTCGTTTAGAGGTAAAGATAAAAAGGTTGTGATTGAAACATATGAAGCAATCGACCTTAAGATGACATATTTAATGGACTTATACAGAAAATGTGTGTTTGATTCAAATTGGATGCGATATGCGCTTCCAGAAAATCAAAGAATGTTTTCTATGGAAGTTGTTGTTGGGGAAATACGCCCTTTGCAAATATCAAAAGAAGCATACGGTCAATTAGGTTTAGATTCAGCACCGTCAACAAACGGGTATCTTTTAAATAATCCAGGTGGTGAATTTAAAACATATCAAGCACTATCTGGTGAATACGGTGAACAATCAAGTTTACAAAACGTTTTTGGGCCAGGGTTTGATCAAATAGCATTGGCAAATGATGTACAAGCAGGTATAAGTACTGTGGGAGGTATACTTGGATCATTTGACCCAGGAACAGCATATCCAGTAGTTAAAGCAGCCTGGTCCCCTGGAACTTTTATATCATTTGTCTTTGACTTTTGCGAATTTGATATTGCAGAATCTAAACCAGGATATCTTGCTGATGTTGGGAAAACTGTAGGAGAAGCTGCAAAAGCTTCATTAACTATTAAAACACCAAGAATTACTGAAAATGGTACATATGGATTATTGGGAGCAACGCTAAAAGATAGTTATTATTCGTTTGATTATGAAAGGGACATTACAGACGTAAATAATCCAAACATTCTACAAGGTCTTGGTGAAGGAGGGGCAGGACAGATAGATAAGTTACTTAGTGTACAAAAAAGAGCATTTAATGCAATCGCCGCAAGGCTTTCAGCAGCAGCGGCAAATGCAATAGGAGATGTAATTAATGAAGCTGTTCAAGGAGGAGTTATTGGAAACGTTTATGGAGCAAATCCTTTAAGATTACTTGATGCAGTTGGGGGGTTCATAAACAATCCCGTAGGATCTGTGATACAAGCAACAAATAATTTTGGATCACCAGCAACCCAGCCTATCGCAAATGCTGCATTAGGTAATGTTGGATTTACGGGCCCTGAACTTGAATTAATACAAAGAATAATAGGAATTGCCGTTGAAGATGGTGTATTGGGGAATTCTGGCTTAGTTGTAGATTCAATAGGAAAAACTGTTGAGGATGATGTTTTAGTGAATGAAAAGTTAGTAACAACAGAAAAGAAAAATGTAAACTTAACAGGACCTGATATTGTTAAACAATCACTTGGTAATATTTATAGACAATGAAAGCACTTGATCCAAAATCTCTTACAGGAAAAACCTTTTTAGGTGAAGTTCTTGACAGTAACGATCCAGAGAAAGAAGGAAGATGCAAGATAAAGATATTTGGTTTTGTTGAATCTGAAGATCCTGTTATTGATGATCAGGGTAAACCCACTGGAGAGGTAACAAAAACTGAATTACCTGCTGAGGCAGTTCCATGGGCAACGCCAGCAAATGGCAAGTTTTTTGCAGGGGGTGAAACCAAAGGTTTCGGTGACATATCAATACCTAAAGTTGGTACAATTGTTAAAGTACAGTTTCCAACCGGTGATTTTTATGCTCCCGAATGGTCATTTATACAAAACCTAAACGTCCAAGCAGTTGAAGAAATACAAGATTCTTACGAAGGATCGCACATCATGCTTTATGATAATGATGAACAAGTAAAAGTCTTTTACACACCTGGAAAGGGTTTAAACATTTTTCATAAAGATTCACAAATTATAGTCAATCCCGACTCGAGTATTACTATTGAACATGCTGGGTCTGAAAGCATCATAGAATTAATTGGTGATACTATTAATGTAGTATCAACAAATCAAGTGAACATTACAACGAATAAAGCTGTAATTGATGCAGCAGCAATTGAACTTGGTGAAGGTGCAGTTGAGGCTGTCATAAAAGGTAATACATTTCAATCATTATTTAATGCTCATACACACATTGGAAACTTAGGTGCTCCAACCAGTCCTCCTGTAGTTCCTTTGAGTGGTTCTGAGTTAAGTACAATATCAAAAACCAAATAACATGCCATTAATACCAACTACATTAAACACTGCATTGGAGCAAGCATTTGATAAAGCAATGTTTGTCTTTGCTGAAACAATCAAGAATTCTCCACAAGGTACAGACGTTGGAGATAAAGCAAGAAAAGCAGCAGCAAAAACTTTTGCTTCTTTAGCAACACCTGCAATCGATGCTTATATAAAGTCTGCAACCATAACCGTGCCTCCTGGACAGGTTGTAGTAGCCGCAAGTGCCGCCGGTCCCGTGACTGGTTCAACAACGGCACCGTCTCCGCCAGCAATCATTGCATAATCAAATTGGATATATAGTTTATAGCAAAAACAAAAAATATGATAACACAAAAAACACAGACACCTGAAATTAACTGGGAAGTTCTCTCAGCTAGTAGCAAGCGTACAATCAACAAAGAACTTTCTCAAAAATATGGAGGAAAGATCTATTGTCACGAACCTTATGCAGAAGAGTTAGCTAAACTTTATGCAGGAATGCCTATTGCCAACAAAGAACTTAGCATTGGTGATTTGGTAAGAGTGATTGGAATTAACGCAATTTCTGAAAAAGAAATGAATGTTGCTGTTGAAGGGTTCATTGATGGTATTGTTAAATTTGATTCAGAGAAAAGATTCTTTGCAATGCTTGGTTTAACCCAAGAAGAATTCATGAGCAATTTACAAAACCCAGATTGGAAGGCGTCTTTCTTAAATAGCAACTATTTTGCAAGAGTAGATTCTATTCACCCATACACACGAGTTTCTCTTTACGCAGGTCAAACGGAGAAAACCAAAGTTGAGTTTATGGAGCAAATTAGTAAACAAACTTCTGCGTATTATGGAACAATCACTGGGAAGAATCACGGTGGATTTATTATTAGTGTACAAGGAATAGACGGATTCTTACCTGGATCTCTTGCTGCAACAAATATTGTTAGAGACTTTGATGAAATGATTGGTAAAGAAATACCAGTAATGGTTGAGGATTACCTAAAAGAAAGTTCAACTTTTGTGTTTTCATATAAAAAATACGTATCTAATATTCTTCCTCAAAAAATTGATGAACTCAACAGAGAGAAGAAATACGAGGGTTCTGTTACAGGAACTGCTAAATATGGAATCTTTATTGAGTTTGATGATATCTTTACCGGACTTATTCACGCAAGTAAAATGTCACCTGAACTTAAGGAAGACTTCAAAAACAACAGAATTGAACCCGGTACAAAAGTTAGTTTCTGGATTAAAGAAATTACAGCCGATAAGAAAATTATTCTTACCGATGAAGATCCTTCTATCCGCCAAAGAGAAATTGATGATTTTAGAGATGCAAGTCTTGGAGTTATTAAAGGCGGTGAAGTTATTTCGGTACAACCTTTCGGAACACTTGTTAGACTTCAAAAAGATATCGTAGGAATGATTTCACAAAAAGAAATCAAAACCAAGAAAAAGAAGTATAACGTAGGAGATAAAGTTATGGTTACTGTGGAAAGAGTACATAACGACAAAATATACCTTACCATTCCAAATGAAAACTAAAAAGGTTTACACCAAAACCGAAATTCTTGACGGAGCTAAAATTGGAATAGAATTTGAGTTCTATTCATCAACTGATGATGTTGTTGAAACAGCACGAGCAATAAGTAAGGTTTTAAAGAAAAGAGTAGTGGTTCCTATGGCTTTAAGCAACATAGCAGAGCCTAAACCTCTTTATCATTCACCAATTCAGCCATCCGCTACAATTTTTAAATTGGAGCCTGACTATTCCGGTGGAAAAAATATGTGTGAGCTGGTAACAGGACCTATGGCATATTCTGAAGCCAGAGATGTTATCATAAAGGTTTTTGAATGGATTCAATCAAATGGATATACAACCGAAAGATGTTCTATACATGCTAACATAAGTATAGATCCAAATAAATTGCCAACACGAGTTGAAATTCCAATGATGAACGTTGTAAAATTTGTTCTAGGTTTTGATGAAGAAAAGGTATATGATGTATTCCCAAAAAGAAGAGATTCTGTATATGCAAGAAGTATTAAAGATTTAAAACCAAACGCGGTTATCTTTTATACACAAGATGCTGATATCAGTCGAAATGTACTTGATGTTCCAGATGAAAAGTATTACGGAGTTAATTTCTTGAAAGCTGAAAAAGGATATCTCGAATATCGTTACATGGGTGGTGAAAATTATGAAAAGAAAACCAAGAAAATTCTAGATCTTATAGATTACTTTATTCTTAATCTTTACGATGTTTTGAATTTTGATGGCAACTATTCAGTAACAGACAAAGCTTTATTCAAGAAGATGATGGAACGTCAACAAAAACTTGGAGAAAGCTTTGTAAAATATTCAACATTTAAGAAAAACTTTCCTAAGATTGAACTTGGAATAGATTTAAGAAATGATGATGAAATTCTTGAAGCTCTTTGGGGAATAATTAAAGAACCGCTATTTAAAGTTATCATGACAAGCGGTATTAAAAAAGGCATCTTTAATTTTGACACTGACTTATCGGTTTTACAAGTTAGAGATACAACTCTTAAAAATGTAGTTGCAAAAGATATTGAATTTGTAAACTGTGAAATTGAAGGTACACTTGATAGATGTACTTTTTATGGATGTACTATTAAACATTCTAGAGTTAGCGAATGTAAGCCAGTCAAAGAAAATAAATTTGATTCTTGTAAAGTAGCCGACACGCCATTACACGTAAGTAATGTTTGTGATAATTGTTTTATCGAAAATAAAAGATTCCCTATTAACTGTACTGTAAATGGTGGAGTTATTCGAAATGGAGAAGTTGGAAAACTTGCCAACATCTCTAAAGAAACAATGATTGTTGAGTTAATTGAACCAGCAGAATCTCCAGGAAGTTACAAAGATCCAGAGAAAGGTGCAAAAGACAAAGACAAGGAAAAGGATAAAAAAGACAAGAAGAAATAGTGGCACGCGCAAGAAAAGAAGGTAAATCTACCCGCAATCGTGGTAATCAAGTTAAACGAAATAAGATTATTGAAAAAAACATAGAGATCTTAAATCGTTTAAAAAAAGAACTAAAAGAAAAAGAAGCAAATGAAACACATTAAAAATTTTGATAGCTTCTTAAATGAAGGTGTGTTGGTTGAACCGAGTAGATATGTAAGGGCACATATGAAACGACCTTCTGGTACTGGTGTGTGGGCATTTGATATCGGCGGTGAAGAAATGTTCACACCAAAAGCAATGTCGTATGCAGATGCTCAAAAATGGGCAAAAGAAGAAGCGATTAAAAAGAAAGTAAACGTTGTTTACACATTAGGATAATATGACTCGCGAGGAATTAATACAATTAGCCAATGATGAGATAACCGTTTCTGGTTCTCTCCCATATTCCATTCCTCAAAAGGAAATGGAACGTATCATTGCGCAAGCAGAAAATTGGTTCTACGTAAACTACGGCCCTGCAGTAGAAACAAACTATTATGTTCTTGGTAGAGATCTTTTTGCAAGTCAAGAATTTAAGAAGACGAGAACAGTGTTGATGCCGGACTGTGTTATTTCAATTCAAGATGTTAGGGATTTTCGTGGAGGTGGTGTTCTTGCATCACCTGATAAGGATTTTTCAGACAACCGTCTTATTGCATCTGAACTTTTCTTATCACCTTTTCAATCAGATGATCTTGTTTTAAGAACAGCCCAATATTCATATTGGGATTTAACTAAAGCTTTTATTCTTGAAAGATACGCTTTTGATTTTAATCGTAACACAAGAAGATTAACAATATTGGGAAGAAATCCAAAAAGAAATGTATACATACAAGTTTACACTAAGATTGAGGACTATAAACTTTACAATGATTGGTTCTTTCAAAGATATGTCGTGGCACAGGCTAAAATGTCTTTGGGTAGACTTCTTGGTACATTTACATTCAATTTACCCGGTGGAATTCAAATCGATGCTTCAGCACTAAAAGATGAAGGCAAAGAAGAACTTGCCGAAATACTTCAAAAAATAGATGATGAAAACAGCCCAGACTGGTTTTACATCTTCCATTAAAGGAATATGCTTAAGGAAATATACTGTAGAAACGAAAACGACCCAGGGTATTTCGGAGGTATTCTTGAGACTAACGCTCCACTTGAAGCCCTGTTAACAAAAATCCGAATGATCATTTTCACCAAGAAAGGTGAGATATTGGGCGATCCCAATTTTGGATTAAGCCTTGAGGAACTTCTTTTTGAATTTGGATTCAATGCATCTCAAGTAAAGAAAGATTTTTATGGCCAGTTACAAAACTACGTACCTGATACTAAGAATATGCCAGTAAGAATTGAAGTATCTTTTGCCGAAGGAACTGTGAGGGATATTGCCTATATTGATATATACGTAGATGGGAAAAAGTATCTCGGAATAGAAGCAAAATAAAAGGTTTAAATGGCACTTGAGATTTTTAAATACAACAGGATAACATTCGACCAGATGTATGCGGACGTGAGGAAATTCATGACCACAAAATTTATGCAAGTTGGTGATGTTTTTTCTCCTGCGAGTGCATACGGTCAAATCTTATATGTTATCATAGATTTAGCTCGTCTAATGTTTTATTACATTGAAGACAGCATTACAGAGCTAAACATATACACGGCTGGGCGAGATCAATCAATTCGTAGTTTAGCTCGTTTGGCAGGTCATAATCCGACAAGATCAATTGCCGCATCTGGAACAGTTAATCTATCATATAACGGGGGAAATGTTGATATGTATGGAGACACTGTTATCATTCCAAACTTTAGTGTATTGATTGATGAAAACACTGGTCTTCGATACACAATAACAACCAACACCGAAGAAATTCGTCTAAACTTGAGTGGAAGTCAAACACAGGAGGTAAAAATTACACAGGGTGTTTTTGAATCACAGCAAGTAACTGGAACAGGTCAAGCTTTACAAAGTTACAATATTAAACCAAAGAAAGGCTATAACATAGATAACTTTTTAGTAAGAGTTTATGTAAATAACATTCTTTGGAAAAATTATGATTCTTTGTACGATATACCGTATGAAGGAAATGGTGTTATAGTTAAAACTGGTATTGATGGCGGAATTGACATATACTTTGGCAACCAATACTTTGGTGCAAAGCCACCGCTTGGATCCGTTATTAGAGTTGAGTATCTAACAAATGCTGGTGATGCTGGAAACATTTTAATGGATGAAATACCAAACTTTAAATGGGACGACGATGGATTTGACTTGGCTGGAAATACCGTTGATTTAAACGAAATCATTAAGACTCTTATTAATAAGCCGATCATATTTGGATCAGATCCAGAACCCATTAATTTAACTAGAGTTCTTGCACCAAAAGTTTCAAGGTCGTATGTTTTGGCAAATGCGGATTCATATGTATACTTTTTAGAAAAATACAATTTCTTTGCTGTAGTTGATGCATTTAGTACTTTTGATGATAATGATATTTCCGATGACAACGTAGTTTACTTATTTTTGATACCGGATGTAAATAAAAGAAAAGCATCTAGCGCAAATTACTTTACAATTCCGCAGAACTTGTTTTTGTTAACACCCGATGAAAAAGAAAAGATTTATCAGGTAATTGAGGAAAGCGGTCAAAAGATTCTTACAACTATTGTTAAGATTTTAGATCCTATCATAAAACGTTATACTGTTAACCTTAACGTTAGAGCATTTGAAGGTTATAGTAAAGACATTATTCGCCAGCAAATTATTTCTAAATGTTCTGACTATTTCTTAAAGAATCGACGTAGAGATAAAATTCCTACATCAGATCTTGTTGCAATTATTGAATCAGTTGAAGGGGTAGACAGTGTAAACGTTTGGTTTATGTGTGAAGAAAATGAAATTTTCAAATCTAATCCAGCAAATGTAAACGAACCAGACAAAGGATTAGACGAATTTGGAGATATTGTAATTGGAAGAGGTGAACTCGCTCTTGTTCGTGGTGGGTGGCCTGATAGAAACGGAGTATTCTTTCAAGATTCTATAAGTCAATCAAAGCCAAGTAGCATTAACATATCATTTGGTAAAGATACACAGAAAAATCTTAACATTGAGATTCATAGAATAAACATAGACAACATTAAGAATGGCTAACAGAGAAGTATCAATATTAGAAAAAACATTTAACGATCCAAATTCCGAATTAAAACAAGGTGTTTATTTGATTCGTGATAGTTTTTACCAAACAGCAATCCATGCACAAGATGACATAAAAAATGTCGGTTTTGACTGGAGAACAAACTTAATGGACAGAACTTTATCAAAGTATCTTTTATCAAATCGTAATGTTGCAACAATGGTTAATCAATATAGAACTCTTATGGTTTATTTAATTGAAAAGGTACAAGATATTAAAAAGGCCGTAAATTACACGGTTGATAAACATTACAAGCACATTAGCTAATGCTCTTAACTAACAGATTTTCTTTCTTTAATAAGAAGGGTGATAACTTAAACCCACAGAAGAATCAGGCAACAATTGTCAGAATTGTTGATGATGCACAGTTTCCGGGTATAGGTGCTATCATTAATGCTTACACAAACATTAATGGATCTGTTATTTATGTTGAAATACTAGACGGTGGATCAAATTACGGTCCCAATACTTACATAGATATTTTAAGTATTGATAACGAAAACCTTCTTTATACAATACCAAATGCTGATATCACAATAGGTATAGATGGAGATATACAATCAGTAAACATACCTTCATCTCTTTTTAACAGTGACTTTCCATACCCATCAATTTATTACTTTTTAGATTACTCACTAGAAAGAGTATCAACAGGTCTTGTTGCTGTTGATCAAATTTACATACTAGAAAATGTATTTTTGCCTTCAGGGAAAAGCACATACACACATCCACGAGTTGATGGATACGGACCTTTTGGTATTAATTCATTTTCTGCAAATGGAATCAGCGGAAAAGTTGAAATTCTAAATTACACCTTTACAGCAAATGTAAAAGCCGGTTACACTGATAGATTATTTAGAGTACCTTCTTCGGTTATTAATGATTTAGGGGTTGGTATGATAATTGAAGGTATAGGTGTACCTGCTGGGACTGTCATTTATTCGATTGATACTGATAAGCAAATTGTAAGATTAACTAATCTTCTTACAGGAACCGGTGATATATCATTTACTGCATACTATCCACATGAACTTTCAGTAGGATCAAAGATATCCATAACAGGTGGTGCTCTTGCTGGTGATGATTATGAAATTACAAAAATTGACAGTTTACACTTATACTTTAACACTTCATTAACAATTTCTTCAACAGTAGGAACAGGTGTTACATACAAAGTTACACCTAAGTATAGAGTATTTTTAGATGCAGCATCGGACCCGTCTTTCTTTTTATTTAATGTAAATTATGATGTTGATTATCCAATAATTGAGCAAGTTAAGTCAATTGATTTCGAATTGACAAAAGCAACCAATGATACTTTACCTACTGGAACTAATACTCTTTATCAAAGAACCGTTCAACCTGAGGATATTGAGAAAACACCTTTTACAATTAACATTGGGCATTCGTCAGATGCAGAGGGCAATTTTGTTGGCATCTTAAAGATAACCGACATAACATTTACAGGAAATACACAGCTATTATTTTCAGGGGTTTATCGAGCTGAAACCGAAGGTGAAGATGAAAGATTAGGATTACTTCTAGAAAACATAGGTAGAGATGTTGATTTAGAACAAGAACTGATTCTTAGAGATTCAGAGGTTGATGAATCAAATGTTGACTACATCTTATTAAACCAAAAAAGAAAAGAGATGCTCCTTATGGGAGATCAAATCTGGCCTTATCTTGGTTCTTACCGTGGACTTGTTAACATGGTGAATTGGTTTGGATATTATGATATCCGACTAAAAGAATACTTTCTAAACATAAACAGCATGGATGCTGAATTTGGAAAGTATCGCCAAGTTCCGATTACTTTTCAATTAAAAGACAAAAAAGAAAGCGGGGAATCCCTAAATCTTGTTCCAAGCAAACACTATAAGAAAACAAGTTTATTTGGATTATTCTACGATCTTGTTCGAGATTCTGGAGAATTTGATACAGCAGGTATTCCTATCACAGAAGATGCTTTTGAGTTTACGAATGATGAAGCACTTGTTAAATTCTTTGCATTAAAAAGATATCTTAAAGAAAAGTTTTTACCTCTTAATGCACAGATAGTTGACATTACAGGTGAAGGTGTATATTATGAAAGATATGCACTTAATACTTGGAATGATCGTGATGATCGTAGAGTTTTAGAACTCACAAGACCAGTCAACTTTACTTGTGAAGAGAATGTACCAATTGAAGATTTAAGACCTTACTCTAACGATTCTTATTTAAGCCCAACTTTAGAAAAGGATTTACAAAAATTCTTAAATAAGTATGACATTCTTGATATAACTATTACCGATGGTGGTGGA